GTCCTCGATCCGGATGCCATACCCGGCGACGCTCATCGGTTGATACTCCGGCCGCCTGCACGCCCCCAGGCTCACGGCCAGCGCCAGCACCAGCAGCACCACCGCCATCACCGCCGCCCACGCCTCCACCCACTTCCTCAGCATCGCTCCCTCCTCACCACCTCAAAGCGCGCCGCATCCCGGTCACTGGCCCGCCACCCCGACATCGCCAACCGCACCCGCGCCCAGCGCAGCGCCCTTTCGATCTCGAACCCCACCCGCATCATCCGAATCACCCACTGCACCAAGAGATCCGTCCCCAACACCTTGACCCGTGCCCCCACGTTCACGCCGCCGCCCGCCACCACCGCCGCGCACCCGGACCGGTACAGCGCCTCCACCATCGGATCCCCATCCCCGCCGTAGCAGTTCGCGACCACCGCCACTGCCCCGCCGAGGTCCGCCTTCCGGATCCGCTCTGCATTCAGCGCCTCAAATCCCCAATCCCCGTACCAGGCAAGCCTTCCCTGCCCACCCTCCCGGTCCTCGCCGTGCAAACGAAAGTACAGCAGGTCATGGTTCTCCATCCATCCCGGCACAAACGTGATCACATCGTGCGGCGGCGACGTATACGGCTCCCGGCCGATCGCCTGCGCCACCGCCACGCGCGCGCTCCGCGCACAATAGCCAAAGATCCGCAGCTTACGCATCACGGATCACGATCTACGTGTTCCCCTGGATCGCCAGCCTCCAATCGCCGAAGTACATCTCATACCGGCCGTGCCACTGCCAGTAATAGATCCCACCCTCCTCCTGCTGCGGATCGAACCACGCCGCGTTGATCTGCGGCGACTTCCGCCACGCCACCAGGATCGGCTTAATCTCCTCGCTGCTCGCAATCAGGTGCCACGCCGTGGAGTCAAACTGCGGCGACGTCAACAGGTCGAACTCACCCGAGTACGGATTCCGCTCTCGGTTCGCCGTGTCGTACGCCTCCGGATTCCCCACGATGTTGTACGCCGTCCTTTCCAGGTCTGGCGCGCAGACGATCAGGTCGTAGTCATAGTTGACGTACTCGCCCTGGTCATCCACGAACTTCTGGGCCGCCACCTTCACCGTCTCGAAGTTGTCCAGGCTCAGCGCCAGCGCGTACTCATTGTCCTGATTCGTCTGATAGTCCGCGCCCTCATCGACGTGATCCAGATCGAAGAAGTGCTGCCCGTCGTAGCACAGCCCGTACGTCGCGCTGTCCCCCCCGTTAAGCACCGTGAACACGCGATTCTGAATATGCTTGTCGAAGTTCCGCCCCGCCTGCCGCGCCTTCCGCTCCAGCGAGCCCGTCTGATCGTCGTCAATCGCATTCGCACTCAGGCTTACCGTCAGGTACCAGTCCTGCGGCTTCACCGTAATGCTCTTCTCGATGAAGTCCTGGACCACCTGCGGGTTCTTTGTCGGCATCGGCGCCGCGCCGAGATCCACCACATCGTGGCTCCGCGCATCCATCTGCACCATCATCGCCACGCGGCTCCACACCTGCGGCGCTTCCTTGAACGCGCTCAAAAACCCCGTCCGCACCCCAACCGTCAAGTGCTTCGGTACGTTCCCTGTCAGCATCTCTCAATCCTCCTCATCCCTAAAGAACGTGGTTCCCGCTGGATCTAGCGATCCAGCGTCGACCGTTAGGCCAGACTAGGCCCCATCGCACACGTTCGGCGTGCTCAGCCTTACATACGCATACCCATCCTCAACCCGGTGCAACTTTCCGATCTCCGGATTGTCCGCCTCCGTCTCGCTCAGCGTCCCGCTGTCAGACATATACACCGTCTTTCCCAGATCAGCGTTGTCAAACACCGAGCTCTTGAACCCCACAATCGTCGGCTGCACAAAGACCTCGATCTCGCTGGCCACGTCCGTCTCCGACGCTCCGCTTTCGATCGACTGCTCCTCCGCCGCGATCCCCAGGAACACGTCTGTGGCCGCCACAGCCTCGTCAGCGTCGTCCCAATGCCACGCCTTCGTCGTGTCCTTCGACTGGTTGATCAGCATCGGGTGGCCCTTGTAGATCGTCTGGGCCGCCGAGCTGCTCAAGTTGAACGTCTCCACGTGCTTCTCACCCCAAACCCGGAGTGACGCATTCCCGCTCAGATCAGCCATCTCTATTCCCTCCTCTTACGCATCACGCATTACGCATTACGGACTATCGATCCGTGCTGCACCGCAACGCAATAACGCCTTACTCCTCCGAAACCTCGAATTCGGAGAGATCATACTGCCCCATCTCGCCCAGCTCCGCCGCGTTGACCTCGAAGAACTCGTCCAGCTCAAACCCGGCATCCACCCACTGCCGCGCCATCCGGATGATATCCTCCGGCAGCTCTGCCTCGCCGTGCTCGCGCCCCTCCCGGCTGCTTCCCCGCTCCCCAAACTCCACCACCTTCGCCCGCAGCACCGCCTGCAGCCGCTCGACCTGCTCCTCGCCCATCCCCGCCATCAGCTCGACCAGCTCGCCCGGCTCATACCCCAGCGCCACGTCCTCAGAGCCGCACACCTCCGCCGCGAACGCCTCCAGCTCCGCCCGCCGCTCGCTTTCCGCTTCGACCTCAGCCCGGATCGTCTCCGCGAGCTCAGCCCGTACCTCCTCCTCCAGCTCCGCCCGGTCCGGCTGACTCTCTGCCAACTCAGCCCGCAGCTCCGCGCGGATCTCCTCCTTCAACTTCTTCAACTCTTCAGGCGTCATCTCATCCTCCTCAAACTCCCTGCCTCCCTCGCCACCAGCCTCAGTCGCGAGTCCCAGTTCCACCAACACCGTTCGCACCGCCTCGCGCACCGTCTCCGCCATCCCCGGCCGCGCCTCAAACGTCCGCGCCCCCTCCTCCAGCTCCACCGGCCGGAGCCCCTTCACCGCCGGGAAGTTGACCAGCGAAATCGTTTTGATCACCCGCCCTGCTCGCTCAATGCTCGCGCTCAGATACCGGTACACCTTCTCGCCCACCAACTGCCGCCCCAACGCGTTCCACTCAATGCTGGCCAGCAGCCGATTCCCCGCCTTTCGCAGCCCCTGCACCCACCCGGCCGCCTCCGCCTTCTCGTGCTTTACATCAATCGGCACCTCCTGCCCGGCCGCGCCCCCCTCAAAGTTGGACACATACGCCTCAATGTCCTCCTCCGAGATCGTGATCTCAATCCCATTCCGGTCCACAAACGTCCCCGTCCGCAGCACCTCCACCTCGCTGACCACGCCCTCGTCAGCCCCGAGGCTTGCCTCCCCCAACGCCACAAACAAAAAGTCCTGCCACAGTTTCATATCAACCCTCCCGCCTCTCCCCCACCACGTTTTCGCTCATCGCCCTATCGCTACACGGCCTCCGCGATCCGCTCCACAATCCGCAGCCCCGCCTCCTGCAGCAGCATCTCCGTCTCGCCCCTGGCCCCCTCCACCACGTCATCCGTCGTCTGCCAGCGTCCTTTATGCATCCACGCCTGCAGATCCGGATCCTGCACGTACGGCCCACCCGGCCTGTTGTTTCCGATCCGCCCGTCGATCACCCGCCCGTGGATCGTCACCTCCGGATGCGCCTGGTGCCACAACCGCCCCAGCGTCCCCGTCCGCCGGTACCCGCTCAGTTGCGGCGGTCGCGGGTAAACAGCCGCCCGCCCAGCCATCAACCGCAGCGCCTGCTCCACCACCTGGCGCAGCTCCTTCCGCGCCCCGGTCGTCAACTGTTCCTTCAGTGCCTGCCGCAGATTCTCCAGTTGTCCCAGAAACTGCCGCAGGTTCACGATCTCGATCACGACACACTCGCCTTCACGTCGCTCAGCATCTGCCCGCCGTAATTCTCGCTCACCACCATCCCCTGCAGCCCCGAGCACCCCACCACCGGCCCCCACGGCGTCTCGATCGGCTGCTTGCACACCAGGTCATCGTTCGCCGTCAGCCAGATCACCACCCACTCCCCGTTCGGCAGCAGCTCCTCACGCGTGTTGCACCGGCAGCTTGGGTGGGCCGGGGCCCGCTTCATCGCCCCTGGCAGTCCAATCTTCTGTCGTGCCAGGTTGTTCGCCTCGTCATACGCCCTGGTCACCTCCGTCGTGGCGATCAAATTCGCCCGCCGCTCCCCAAACATCGGCTCCAGCGCCTCCGTCAGATCCTCCAACTCCCCGCCCGACTCGATCCACGACGCCACCGCCTCCCGCACCGACCGGCGCGTCGTCTCCGTCACATCCGTAATCATCATCCCCGAGTACCGCCGCGCCCACTCCGCCGCCTCCGCATTCACCGCCGCCCAATCCGCCCCGCCGCCCACCTGCGCCATCAAGTCATCGATCGCAAAGTCCACCAGCGACGTGATCACCTTCAGCAGCCGCCGCAAGAAAGACTGTCGAAACTGCGCCGTTTCCGCCTCCCAAAACACCGCATCGTCTCCGATGTCCGCCCCCACCGCTGCCGCCCGCTCCACCACCCGCTCCTCCTGCTCATCCAGGAACCCGCGCACGTCCCGCGCCAACCCCCGCTCCAGCTTCCCCCGCTCCTCGTCCCTGCTCGCCTCCAGCTCAATCAACCTCCCACCCGCTCCCGCTGGATCGCCAGATCCAGCGCTGGCCGCCAGGCCAGAGGGCTCATCCTCATCCCGCTCCCGCGTCTCCCTCTCCCCACTCCCCTGCACGACCGGCAGCCCGCCCCGCTTC